TAAATAGTAAGCGACTCCCGGAATATAAATCCTTTAGGCGCATAGCGTCTAAATACTATGTCTATTCATAGTGGGAGTCGCACTACTATTTAGTTTATTACTTCACTAATTACTCGTCCTCATCCTCATCTTCCTCTTCCTCATCCTCATCCTCATCCTCACTCTCATCCTCATCCTCTTCCTCTTCAGTATCATTATCTTCCTCTTCCTCTACATCCTCATCCTCAGGCTCTTCCTTCATATTAATAACATTAGCGATTGCCTTAGCCTTACTCTTCGTCCACTCCTCCAAAGCCTCACGCACAATAGCACTAATACTAGTGCTCAATGCAATACAACCCAAACGAACGCGAGCGTGCAGCTTCTTCGGAAGGAAAATAACAACAGGCTTGTTATCCTTATTAGCCTTATTAGCAGCCTCAGAAGTAGCAGAAGCCGGACGGCCAACCTTCTTAGCAACAACCTTTTCAACATTCTTTGACTTCTTCTTCAGTGCCATTGTCTTAACTCCATTTTAGATTGGTGTTACGGTGAACTACATTAACCTTTGTTGAGATATAAGATACTACATTTGACTTACTTCATACTTCCTCCTTTCTCCAATCCACTGCATTCCACTCAGTAATATAGAAACAGTTTCTCAATCCCTGTTTAACTGGTAGTCTAAACTCTCCAATCTTATTTTTCCATACTTTGCATTTTCCATTTACTCTACACCGTAGAGGTCTATTATCACTACCATTATATGTTACATGATATAGAGTAGTACCAATAGATAGGCCCATAGCATCCTCTTTAGTAATCATTAGCTTTCTCCTCACTACTCATAAGTATTGGCTCCCAGCTATTACTAACATTCATAGACTTAGCAATAGCTTGAGCATCGGTAAGTGTACTAGTGGTACAAATATTTCTACTTTCTTTTCTATCATGTACTTTATAAAGTCTAGTAGAGCCATAACTTATGGTTTCTACTGAATATCTGCTTTCCATTAGTATTCTCCTTTCGATAAAACATTTCATAGTCGAATGCTTCATCATCTTCCTCTTGCCAAATAGCTTCTTCTTCATCTTCCATTAAAATACCCTCTCAATCTCAATATATGAGATTCCATATTCTATATAGTAATCCTTCTCTGCTTTCTCTAGTAAATCAGAAGCATGTAGTAAAGCCTTCGACTTATCAGTAAATACTGGACAGTTTCTCCACATATCTCTAGCATTTCTAATCAATACATCAGGATTATCAGAGTGGTATTTAATATTATACGCTTTCTGATAATCACAATGTGCTTTATCCTCTGGTCTATATTCCCATAAAGAATGATACTCTCCACTTGGGGGAATAGCCTCAGGCGCAAACTTATCATAGTAAATATTTTCGATCGCTTGTAACTCTCTCACTCTGTATTCATATTCAAATGGTTTCTTAGCTACTCCGGGCGCTTCACCTTTAAGCGTTTTTAGAATGTAAATACCATTGTCTGCTGACATTTTACTTTCCTCCTTTATCTAGGTGAGTAACGTATTCTGCTACTTCATTTCTAGACTTTTGAAACTCCTCTCTTTTCTCTGGTAATACAGAGTTTGTTCTTAGTGCATAATCCATAAACTTAAGAACACTATGCCAGTTAGGTTCTACAGTAATCTTTTTCATTTCATATTTCTCCTTTCCTTTGAGTTAACTACTTTCCGAGGATACCATCATCATCCTCATCTATAGGTTCAGGATATACAATAGGAGCGCCATCATTATCTATCATTCTACCCCTATGTATATCATTATCTATCATTCTATCTATTTCATCTATTCCCTTATTCCAGCTCATATCAATAATAATCCTTTCTCCTTTCCTAATCCTATACACTTCTTTCTTTTCTGCATCATATATAATACATCCCTGTTTCATACTATATGTTTGTCCATCATCTAGGATAACATATAGATTAGTGTATTTAGATTCCCTGGGCATTAGACTTTCCTTTCTTTTGAGTGGTATTACTTCCATGAATCCCAAAAGGCAATACAGTCCTTTGCCTTTTTCCATGTAAAGTTACTCTCTACATTTTCACGCTGTATAGTCCCATCATCTATTAGGTATTCAATCTCTCGCATCATATTACGGATGACATCAATGAGAATAGTATCCATTTTTATATCCTTTCCTAGTTAGTGTAAGGGTATGTATGGCTTGGGATGTATTGCTAGCATATGTAGACTTACATACACCTTGCATTCAATACATACCCTTACTATTTTGATCGTTTCAGGATGCCCCACGATTGCCCCGGGGAATCTAGGGCAGAGTGAGACAGGGCAGGGCATGGGACGCTACCCTAGGGCAAGGGCGAGAGCGTGGAGCGCGTCCCTGTATCCTAGGGTGAGTAGCTTTCCGGGCATGACAAAAGCCCTAGCAAGTTTCTACTAGGGCTTAGTGTCATTCGATATTACTTAGGCGAGCGGATTCTCAAGCCTATTCGCCTTGTATACCTTGCGTTCACCTTGCGGAGTCTTGAATGCCGCTTCCGTGCGTTCCAGACTCTTGTGGATAAGTGAGAAGATTTTATCCACTTGCTCTTCGGTATATTCATATACCGATGTATTTGCACAGGCACGCAAACCCTTGGATAGCTTGAGAATCTTCGCAAGGCGCATTCCAGCTACCCTGATAAACCTTGCGTCAGGTTCACGTTCAGCATCGGTAAGCGGCTTGCGTCCACGCTTGAGAATCACCGTAGCCTCTTTCGCTACCTTGTGATTCGCCGTGCTCTTGAGCATCTTAATCTTTGCCATGTTAGTATTCTCCTATATCCCTATTAGCTTCCCATTTGCATTTGCATTGGGAATCCCATTAGCACCTATGCATATCCCTATCGGTATGCATGGAGGTTAGGATATAGACGCTAACATAGTGCGCGCATCCTATTAGGATTCTCTAATGTATTGAAATGCCTTTAATGACATTTCACAATAGAGCATTGCGCGCTGTCAACGGTATGTAACGCATGGGTTTGTTCATGCGCCAGAGTGTATAAGGGTTTATTCCCTAACCGTTCCATATAAGCATGGTATACAGGAGTATGCCTATAGTAACCATGCACAATGCAATAGCATATGCCCTAAGGCTTTGAAGTTAGGAGCGGTCACAAGTGACATGCACTAACCTATTGCATTGTTTATTTCATAAACCTGTTCGCCTGTTACCGTAGGGACCGTATGCCGCATTGGCGTTAGGTCAGCTATTAGGTTTATGGGATGTACGTTACTTACTGTCCATAAGGCTCTATGTAACGTGCATCGGTACGAACACTAGGGGTTATGTATAGGGTGGTTGTCAAGGGATTGTAAAGACTTGTAAGCCCTTGGCAAACAACAAGTTAGAAAGATAGGCTTACCCTTTAATATATTAAGCTAATGTATTTAATGGTAATACATAGTTTTAATGCAAAGTGGAATAGCATTCCCATGCTCTATATCAATAGTCTATATGAATCAAATGAATAAATGAATAGAGCCGCAGATAATGATATATCTATCAGCCAGTATATAAATGATTGCGTATATCATTATTCATATTGCGTATCTGAAATACTGATACCCGGATATGCCCTATATTATATTTCCCTTACCTCTTACTAAGATGACTATCTTTCTATGACCTATCTATTTTTATAGTATTATATATCTATATTAATAATAAGAGATACCAGAGGTATACGTACTACTTAATAAGAGTAAGAATCTAAGAGTATAGAGATAGATATTCTAAGATAGAAATATATCTAAACATAAGAGTAAGAGTAATAGTCTATATACCAGCTCTATCGACCTCGCGCGGGCCTATATAGCCGTATACTAGTGGGGAAAGTAACACCCGAATCCCGGCTGGCCGCTTGTAACTCGTTGCCGTTTCTGGAGTTAGGAAAAAATTTCTACCTTTTCAATTGACGGTATAACCACTTCGTGGTTGTATGCCACATAGCCGCAACGGGTATAGAAACATATATTTTACCTCAGGAGAATTTTATGAAGGTTATTAAGAGAACATCACCCGGTCCTAAGATTGGTCCTACTGGTTCTAGTATTGGTGCTCCTAAAGGTGTAGGTACTACAGGTGCAGATAAAACTAGTATATCAACTGCTGGTGGTCAGTTTGATTTTATGCCTTCTCCCAGTCCAAAAGAGGGAGAGATTAGAGGAACTAAGCCAGGGCAGAAATCAAATACTAGGACCGAGAACTTTTATGATTTTATGCCTAAGAAAGCTGGAGAGAAGAAATAAGGTTGAATATAATGGATAGGGATCAACTTCGTAAAGAGTTAATAAGAGATGAAAGACTTGAATTACAAGCATACCAAGATAGTAAAGGCTTCTGGACTATTGGAGTAGGACACTTATTAGGTACAACTATGAGGATGGTACGTATTACTTTTAATGAAGCAATAGCTTTACTTGATTATGATATAGATACAGCTATTACAGTAGCACGCTCATGTATCCCAAAGTTTGATAGTCTAAATGATACACGTCAAAGAGCTTTGGTCAACATGGCGTTTAATCGTGGTGGTAATATGAAAACCTCAACCACTATAACTCCTGCTATTAATAAAGCAATTGATAGTGGGAACTGGCAATTAGTAAGTTCAGCAATATCAAGTAGTGAATGGGCAAAACAAGTAGGTACTCGGGCCGATAGGATATTATCCATGTTATTACTTGGGGGTATGCGTGGATAGTATAATCAGAGAAGCTAAATTTAGTTTCTGGAGAGTCGTTTGGGCTTTGTCATTACTTACAACAATTTTATTAACTTGGGCAGACTTACGAGCTAAAGTTCTAATACTAGAAAGTGATATTGTACGTGTATATACTAAACCTGAAATAGACGCAAAGTTACAAGCATTAGCTGATGAGGATAGAATTTTAAAAATAAGAATTAAAAATTTAGAGCATAGATTAGGAATAATCTCAGGAGAATAATAATATGAAAACCTTTCTTAAGAAAAGTGCAAGTAGGATACATGAGGAAGTAGAGGAAGAGGACAAGCGTAGGCTTATGAGGTTAAAAGAAGCAAAGGATAATAAAGATATTAAGAAAGTAGTTGAGATGTGGTCAGAGGAAAAGTTACGTCCTAAGATTCTTTCAGACAAACAAAGAACTGTTATTTATTTAATGACAGACTTCATTCATAATTTTTCAAATAATTATATCTGTGAGCGAGTGCAGATTAGTAAAGAGGAACTTTATAAGTGGCGTAATGATCCAATGTTTCTCAAAGAGTTAGATAAAGAAATTACACGTCGTCGTTCGTTTATTCGTATTCATGCATTCCGTAATGTTCATCGTGCTATCCTACGCGGTGACATGAAGTCTACATGGAACTATCTTAAGATGTCTGGTGATCTTAAAGAGAATATTAATATTACTGATAATACAGGTGAGCAGGAATTAAGTGATGGTGAATTGAATCAGGAAATTTTGAGGTTAACTAAACAATTAGCTGCCTTTGAGCAACCACAAGAGAACTAGTTATGATTGATGTAATTAGTAACATCAATTTAGATACTAAACGTAGACTCAATACGTTACTTAATGAACAAACTCGTAGACTAGGACTATTAGATCTACATTTCTTCTGTAAACATATTTTAGGATATACTGACCTTACACCTAAAACTGGATTTCATGGTGAGTTTTGTGAACATCTCGAGAATAAAGATAATAAGTTTAAGCTTTCATTAACTCCTCGTGGCTCTCTTAAATCCTCAATTGGAACAATTGGGCATCCTATTCAAGAAATAATTAAAAATCCTAACATTAGAATCTTATTAGCTTCTGAAAAGTTTACAATCTCAACAGCATTCTTAACAGAAATTAAAGGTCACTTTGAAAAGAATGAGAAATTTCGTGCTCTATATGGTAATTTAATTGGTAAAGATAAGTGGACAGGTTCTGAAATTACAGTCAGCACCAGAACTAGATGGAGAAAAGAACCTACTATATCATGTGCAGGTATTGATGTTACTAAAGTAGGTATGCATTATGATAGAATAAAAGTAGATGACCCACACTCGGACCAAAATACACAAAGTCAAGATCAGATAGATAAAGTAATTAGATGGTTTAAACTTCTATTCTCTCTACTTGACCCGGGTGGCTATCTTGATGTTAATGGAACAATATGGCATTATGGTGACTTATATAACTATATACAGAATAAGGAAAGAGAAAGACAGAAAAAGGGACGAAAGAAAAGATTCACAGTCTTTAAGAGAACTGCTTTTACAGGAACACAAGATGATCTCTTAAATGATAGAGTAACTAAAGATAAGTTATTATGGCCAGAGAGATTATCTGCCGACTTCCTTAAAGATACTTTAATTGAACAGGGTCCATATATCTTTAGTTGTCAGTATCTTCTCAATCCTATTGATGACGAAACTGCTGTATTTAAACGTAGCTGGATACAAACTTGCACCAAACTTCAAGTTCCTAAGAATCTTAGTATATACTCTACAGTAGACCCAATGCGTGATGAAGAGGGTAAAGATTATCTTGCAATTACAACATGTGGTATGGATGAGAATTGGAGAGTATACATATTAGATGTTCGTAGATTAAAAGCAGATGAACATGATACTGTTGATGAAATGTTTAAAGTATACAAGAAATGGAATCCAATTAAGATAGGATTTGAATCAGTTGCTTGGCAAAAGACTTACTATAATTATGTTAAGATGCTTCAGGTTATGCGTAACATTAGAATGCCTATCGTTCAATTAAAGACAGATACAAAAGTTTCTAAGCGTATGCGTATCAAGAGTATGGTGCCTTATTGGAAGGCTGGACTATTTACAATTGTTACCAATAAAACTCTAGATACTTTAGAAGGAAATAAAGCTGTATTAGTTGATGAACTAACCCGATACCCCAAAGTTACAAATGATGATTGTATTGATGCTTTGGCTTATATAAATCAATTAACACGTAGGCCCGGAGTCCTCCAGATTTTAAACAAGATTTCTCCCAAATCCTTTAAGGGTATCAAAAATAGAATACGTAAGCCAAAGAACAAACTTGGTATTTATAATATACGCGGGGGAGTTCATGCCAACTAATAAATATAAAGATGATAAGAAAGTTCATTCACTTGATAGTGATGAAGTAACTATGTGGTTAAATAGAATTAATATGTCTCTCAAATGGCGCGAACCTTATGAGAAAGTTTGGAATAGGGTTCTTGATTACTTTAAAGGAAAGTACTTTAAGATACTAACAGAGGATGAGCAGATTTGTGTTAACATGGTTTATCCCCATGTTAAAGTAGTTATACCTTCAATCTATTCTCGTAATCCAGATGTTATAGTTGTGCCTAGGCGTAAAGAAGCCTATAGTGATGACTTAATGCGTAAACGGGCAGAGATAATGCAGAATCTCCTTCGTTACCTATTAAAGAGTTTGGATGTTAAAAGTGAAATTAAACTTTGTATCCTTGATGGTATATTAACTGGACATGCTTGGGTAAAAACCGGATATGATACAGAATTTGAAAAATATAACGAAGAGGCTAAAGAAGGTAAGAGTGTTATTTCCAAATTATTACAAAAGCTGGGGATTAACGAGAAGGGTGAAGAGGATGAGGAACAGGGTGAATTTCAGTCTAATGAAAAAATTGTTTCAGAAAGGCCGTGGGCATTAAGAACTTCTCCGTATGATATGATTGTTCCAGCATTAAGTAGGCGTCCAGAAGAATTAGGCTGGATATCTGAGAGAATTATCAAGCCATACGAAGAAGTAATGGAAAATGAAAACTATGATACAGATGGATTGAAGCCATCAGCTAATGGAAATGAACTACTTGCTTCTCTTCGTGGTAATAAGTATAATAAAATTCCTTTAGCTGATGACATTAAATATTCTGTACTTTATGAAACATGGTGTGGAGAATCTGGACAAGTTTATACTTTTGCAGAGGGACATAGGAAAGCATTAGAGGTTAAAGATTCTGAATACACATTCTTAGATTCTAGGTATCATCCTTATGTCATGTTAAGGTTCAATGAGACTCCGGATGAATTCTATCCTATGAGTGATATTGTACCAGCAGA